ATCTGTTTCTTGCTTTTATTGTTGTTGTGAACGTACGGTCTCGACCCCTGAAGGTTTTTGGGAGGAAGGCCACTATTGGTATTGGGTTTGTTGCAGGTGTTCTACTGTATCTAACCCCAATTGGGTATGTTGCTGTGGTTTGCACAGCTATACAGGCCTTGACTGTGACGACATTAGGCAAGTGGATGGTTCAATTGGCAGCGCCCTACACGACCCAGAGAATTGTGAGTTATGTGGGGCGGAAGAGTGGTTTAGCTTCCTCGCTGAACAGCCGGTTTGGGACTTTCACTTGGGCGATATTTTCTCGCCTGTGGATAACCCCGATAATTGACTGGACCCTCTTTTTCTCTGTTACCTGTGGTGTTTATTATTTCTTGTGTCGTAGGTTTAAAGACTGCAAGAAAGAGGCTTTTGATAATATGACTTGGAGAGATATTCTCCGTCATTGTGCAATTGCTATTAAAATAGGTGCCACAGTTGGAATGGCGGCTGATGCTACTCGGGCGTTCTTACCTAGGAACGTTGTTCAGCCTGTCATGATTGCGGATTTGTTTCGGTGCTTGTCTGATTTATTTAATGAAGATATTCATAAAAAGGCAAGTGCAGAAGCATTGGAAGAAGCCCGCGAGTATAGTCGTATGGAATGGCGCTATCCAAAAGATAGCTCCTGTGCGGCTTGTACTGAGATGACCTGTAATAATCGCGATCATCTTAGGTCCTATTTGGTTGAACCTATAGACTTTGTGCATGAAGGAGAGAATCTAGAATTGGAGGAATTTTCTGTTATGCATAGGTTTGTTCAAAGGTTGCAGTCTTGTAGGTATAAGCTTCTTCTGTTTTGGCAAGCTTATCGATCCCAATTAACTGTTTTCATGTTTGGTTCTTTGGTTGGTCTTTGTCTTTATTATTATTATCACCATTTTGAGGCGATTAAAGATTTTATTTTGTCGCATTGTTCGGATGTTCTGAATAGAACCTCTGTTGAAAATGATGAACCTAAACCTGAAGAGGCGAAAGGGAAGACTAAGGGTCGCCATTATAAAAAGACTGGAAAAGGTTTTGTTGGTGCGCGAGGTGCTAAGCGAAGGGCCCGGTATATTGTGTATGATGATGATCGTATAACCGATATGGTTTTTAACGGTGAATTTGTTAGTCCATCGCAATTTTATGGGAAAGAGTTGGGCCCTGGTTCTTATGTAATTGTGCGTGATATTGATGGGCGTTTGGTGGAGGATGAGTTTGTTATTGAAGACCCTAATGCTATTGGCAATAGGGGTTTTTTCCAAGAGTCGAATGACTGTTTTTGTGGAAAAGCCTTAGTTGGTTGTCGTTTGCATGATCCTAGGTCTTCTTTGTTTAAAAGCGGCGACGCCGGTGATAAAAAAATCACCGACGAAGCCGCTTTTAATTTTGAATCTCTTAATCCATCAAAGCCAAAGATTCAAACGGGTGTTGCCCGTCAATTTACAGGAGTTTTTCTTGACAAAGATAAAAAGATTGTCCAAAATGGTGTGTCTACTTATATAGGTATTTTATGTAATAAACACTCCGTTGAGAGGGTTAGGTGGTTTGTTTTAGGTGGCAAAGAATTTGAATTAAAACTGAAAGCGGGTAAGCCCTCGCTCGTGTCATTTAAACGTTATAACCATCCTGATTTGGTTCTTGTTGAGAAAGTTGATGGTTTGACTTGGGCTCAGAAAAGGCATTTCGCAATTCCTGAAGCCGGTCAGAATGTATTGGTGCCTAGTGTTGCCAATACAAGTGACGCCCTTGGTGTGGTTTTTGAACTGGTTGATGGTAATGTTGTTGTTGATGCATCTACTGAACCAGGTGATTGTGGTGCCCCTTATGTGAATACGAATGGAAAAATTGTTGGTATTCACTTTGAGGGTTCTAGCTCTATACGAACTAGGAATAAAGGTGCTGCTGTGACTCCTCTTTTTTTAGAGGAGTTTGATGCCATGCCAAAAAACTGAGTGAATGCCTCGAGGCGCCTATAGAGGAGGCGCCGATGACAGGCTATAGTTTCGAGAGAGCCCCTGATCTCGGACTATTTAAAATTTCCTCTTGTCCCTTTCGTCCGTTGGCACAAAGTTTGTTTTTGCCAACCCCATGGTTAGACCGTTATGATGACTCATATATACCTTCTATTATGAGCCAGGCTGCGACGGTGAAAGGGTTAATTAAAGCAGCTGATCCGGAATTGCTTATGAATGAAGACCTTATTTTACGTGCTGAAAAATATATGTATGATCGTTTTAAATCTATTTGGACGTTATCGTCGAATGATTTAATTATGGCCTATGAGGATGCATTATTCCAACTTGACTTGAATAAGTCACCGGGTGATGATTATTTTTATAGGTTTCAAACTAAACGTGATGCATTGGAACATGAATCGGATTTGATAGCAACCCGAACGGGGCAGATCATCGATGGTTTTCGTGTTCCATGTCGTTTTGCCCTGACTGATAAGTCAGAACTTCGGCATATTGATAAAGTGCGTGAAGAAAAAACTAGGGTTTTCATGGCGGCGGGTTTACACCATCTTTTGGCGTCTATTCAATTGTTTCAAGTTCAGAATGATTTGATTATGGCGTCTTTAGGACAACATCCAATAACTATAGGTGTTCAATTGCCTGGCCCGGAATTTATCCATTTAATTACCCGAATGGGAAATAAATTAAATGATGGTGATGTTTCGGGGTGTGACTTGCGTTTTAAACTTAGGGTTGCTAGATGTATTCGCAACTTAAGAGCAAGTTATTTACCTCGTCAGTATCACGAGGCTTGTTGTTGGATTTATGATACCGTCTACTGTGGATTGGTGGTCGGTTTAGGTGGTGTGTACCGCTGCTATGGAAATAAGAGTGGTTGGCTCAATACAGGTCATGATAATTCTATTATGACTTGGTTTATGTTTGTTTGTGCTAGTTTCCATTTTTATCCAGATTTGATGCCTGAACAGGTTATTGATTTACTTGTGAACGGAGATGATCTCCTTGTCCGAATGGTCAAGGGGGAGTTCCGTTTATTTTGTAATTGGTTTAATCAATATGGGTTTTTTGTGGAAGCGGACAATTATGAACAGCGTGATGTTTTTAACGTTGTTTATTTATCACACTCTTGTTCGTAGGTTTGTAAGTGGTTTTGGTGATTTTATTCTTGCAGCTGGTAATTTACCCAAGCTTTTAAGTTCTTTAAATTGGGTAAAGAAAAATAAGAATTTGACCTTTCAAGAATCTTGTGTTGCCCATTTGTTGGGATTGCGGATTTGTTTATTTCCTTGGGTTTTTGAATTTGAGGAAGTTGATAGAATTCTATCAACTTACTTGGGGTCAATTACTATAACTAACTTTATTAGGCAGGTTATGCCTGCTCGTTTAAGTGAAGTTCAGTTGGCAATCCTTCATACGAAGAAAGAAGAGTTTGGCACGGTTTTAACTGTGTTACCTTTTTTCTCTTCTTTGTGTATTTTATGTTCGGTAACCCGGTTCGGAAGTGATCTCAGCCGGATAAAAAATACATGGCGAATAACAAGACAAAAAAGTCAAAGAAAGGGAAGCAGAAGCTTCCCCAACCAGTTGTGAAGTATGTTGTACAGCGTCCCCAGGTTGCCCAGCGCGCACCTAAAAAATCCAAAAACAAGATGAGTTTTGGCGCGAAAGTGGGTGCCCTTTTGGGCCATGGGGCACAAACACTAATTAAGCATGTTACTGGTTTTGGAGATTATCAGATATCTGGTAACACTCTTATGGGAAAGGATGTTCCTATTGTTCAAAATACTCCCGGTAATGGTACTATTGTACGTCACCGTGAGTATATACAAGACATTAGTCCATCATTTTTCTTTAATTTACAATCCTTTATTATAAATCCAGGTAACCCCGAATTGTTTCCTTGGCTTTCTGCCTTGGCAAGTAATTATGAGGAGTACCGATTTAAGGGGTTAATTTTTGAATATAAACCTATGTCAGCGTCTGCCTTTTTGGGGACTGCTGGTAATGTTGGTTTAGGTACTGTTGTAATGGCTACACAGTATAATGTTTTGTTTCCTAACTTTCCTGATAAGAGGACTATGGAGAATTATGAATTTGCTTGTTCTGCAAAGCCGAATGAAACGTTTATTCATCCTGTAGAATGTGCTAAGGCTCAGACTGTTTTGGAGCATCAATATGTCCAGGCGGCCGGTACTTCTATTACAGGTGATGCACGTTTTTATCATTTAGGGAATTTTCAATTGGCTACTCAAGGTTTTGACACGGCTGCCACTGGTATAGTTGGTGAATTATGGGCTTCTTACGAGGTTGAGTTGTATAAACCTAAGTTGACTTTACCGTTAGGTATTACTAACTTGACTGCCCATTTTCAATCGACTAGTGGTAGTATAGTAACCACCTCAGCTCCTTTTCCAACGGGGTCGGTTCTTACTACTGGTTCTACTTGTAATTGTTTGATTGATACTGCTAATATTTATTTCCCGACGAATTGTCAAGGTGTTTTTCTTATTACTGTTCATTGGGATTATACATCAAGTGCTACAGGTTTTACTGGTCTTAGTGTCATTTATGCTAATTGTATAGAAGTGAATTTGTTTCATTCGGATAGTACTTCCCAAACTGGTACAGCAGCTACTATGAGTTCAACTGATCAATTCGTTGTTCGGTTGCAACTTGAGCCTGCAAATTCCAGTACTATGACTTTTTCAGCTACTGGGGTGCCAACTACAGGAATTACTAATTTTGATGTTATTATCACGCAAATTGCATATAATATTAATTAACTAGTGTTTGTTGAGTTTTTAACGTACAGTGGTCGTTTTCTCGCAC